CTCTTGCTACAGTATACAATCCTGCAGATGCAAGCACTTATGAAGTTGGTGATATTGTTTCGGAAAATGGTAGTTATTATATTGCTCAAAGGTATATTGGTATTGGACCAAAGACATCGATTCCAGGTGGTCTAGATTGGAGTTTGATTGTTCAATCTGGTGAAACAATTGGATTCCAACCAGATATCGAGAAGTGCCGTAGAGATACTAAATTGATTGTTGAGTCTTGGGCGCAAGATTTACTTGAAGATTCAAACTCCGCCACTTGGGACGCAGCAAAGCTATACATTGACGCTGTAAATGGTGGTGTAATTCATGTTAATGGATTTGAAGATGGAACAAAAGCAGTATTCCGTGCTGCTGCTGCACTCTCAAAACTTGCTATTAACAACCTCTTAAGAAAGTCATCTTATTCTCGCTCGGCACAAGAAATTCTGAATGGTGTTTATGTAGCACAATACACTACAGAAACTCCATATTTGGATCTTACTATTACTGATAGTGGTGATGACAGTGATCTATCTGAATACACTACAGGTGATTGCTCGGATGTTCAATTATCTATTGGAACACTACTAGCACTCACAGAAGAAATTTTGGATGAGACTGAAGTTACCAGTGGTCTTGTAAGAAACAATGGAGGATTCTTATTATCTGTTGCTAATAAAGATAAAATTATTGGTAAGGATATTGCTTTCCATAGACCTTCAATTGTCAACTCGTCCTCGCATACGTGGGAATATGCTGGATCTGGAAATAATTATACTGCTCTTCCACAAAATGGTGGACAAAGAGGTAGTTCAGATACGAAAGTATTTGAACAAGTATCACAAAGTTATGGTCGTGTCTACGCTTCTGGAACGGATGAATTAGGAGACTTTAAAGTTGGTTACTTTGCTAACATTGAAAACCGAACTGGTAACATCACTTTTGGCGGAACAGTCGAAATTGAAGAAGTTAGCTTCCTAAGAATTTCTGGTGGAGATATTGTTATCGAAGGATTCTCTGCAGATAACACTCTTGGTGGAATTTTCTCTTCTGATGCATTACTTCCAACCCAAAAAGCAGTCAAAGATTATATCACAAATAATTTAGGAAACTATATTAATAAAACATATTCTACAAACCCAACTCCAAGAGCACTTGTAGAACTTGGTGATAATGGTCGTATTAATATTGACCAGTTACCAGCACTGAGACCATTCAACGTCTTCACCGTTGCTGATCAGGCAGAAAGACTTGCTCTAGAAGGAGCACTTGCTGGTGACATTGCAATTCAGCAAGATATCAGTCTATCATTCATCTTGAACGAAGACTCTGAGTTCCAAGTTCTTGAAATTGCTCCTAATCCAGAGTATACAATCTCAAATGGAGATGTTATTACAGCATCCCCATCCACTTCACAGGGAACCATCACCAATATCATCGACGGTTATATTGATTCGATCTTTGTCACAAATCCTGGTAATAGCCATACTGCTGCTCCAAGCATTTTCATCGGAACTTCAGCAAGCTCGAAGATCAGTCAAAGAGTATACTCGGATGAACAAGTTGCTAACAATGGTAATCTTTACACTATTATCAATAGTGCTACTTTGCCTGGCGGATCAGCAACTCCTCCAACACACACTACTGGTGTAGTTATCAGTGATGATGTTGAATACACTTATGTTGATGCTATTCCATGGGCGGTTGGTATATCACCTGCTGTTGGTGATATCGTCTTTAATAGTTCACTTGAAGTATATCGAGTTACTGCTGCAGATACAGCAACAACTGCTGGTAACGAACCAACACATACTGGTTTAAGGCAAATTGTAACTGGTAATGATGCCTTTGCCTATGAATACATTGGAACTGTTTGGAGTTCAACTGGCACACATGGACACGGTGTTGCACTTAAGTATTATTCTCATTTAGATACTAACACTAGTAATGTTAATGTTTACACTACAAGAGCTACTGCAATATCCAGCACAACACAACCAACACATACAAGCGGAACTGTAACACATGGTGATGTAACATATCAGTATGTTGGTGACCAAGCAACTGCTACTGCAACAATTGCTAACAACCGTGTTTCTTCTATTACAATTACTGATCCTGGCAGTGGTTACAATAGCGATCCAATCGTTGTATTTACAAATGATCCAGGAGATTCTACTGGTTCTGGAGCAGCTGCTACAGCAACTGCAAGAACTAGAATTGCAATCACCATTGAAAACAATATCAAAGTAAACAGTGGTGATACATTTACAGATTTTGCGGTTACAACTGGAAATGATCAACCATTTACTATTACTGTCCTTGATGCAGTTAATACATCTGCACAGAATATTAATAACTGGGTTCAGTTAACTTCTTCCAATATTGACGCAGCATTTATTACATCTGGTATTATTTCTACTGCTAGACTTGCTGTTAGTGATACAGATTATCCAGCAAACTCCAATACATTCTTAAGAGGAGATCAGAAGTATGCTCAGGTTGTTCAGTCTGTAAGAGTAGCAGACGATGAAACACCTATTGTAATTAATTCTAATTTCTCCAGAAATTCTTATATTGAAGATGTTCTAATTAAAGATGGTGGAACAGGATATACATCAGCAACTTACAGTGACCAAATACTATTTGGTGGAGCGGGTAATGGAGCAACCGCAAATATTGTCGTAAGCGACGGTGCTGTTCAGAAAGTCAATGTTACTAGTGGTGGAACAGGATATGCAGTTCCACCAATTATCACATTTGAAGATAATGGTGGGGCAACGCTTTCTTCAATTAGAGCAGAAGCCATAGTTTCAGGTGGTGTAATTCAAGAAATTAATCTCTTGGATGGATCTACTGGATTAGCATCAGCACCAACAGTTGTAATTACAGATACAAGTGGATCTGGATCCGCTGCATCAGCAACTGCGGTTATTGGAGACGGTGTTATTTCAAGAGTAACAATCACTGATGGTGGTATTGGATACACTGCAGATCATTTAGTTCCAGACACTGGAGTTCCTCTTCCTTCTGCTATAACTACTACACAGGTTTCTGGTGATGAAGCACTATTACAACTTAATTTAGCAACGAGAAATCTAAACTTCAACACTGTAGATTTTGATATAAGAAGAGTTAGTGGAAACACTCCAAGTAGCAATCAATACAGCACGGTTGGTGTTGCAAGATTTAGAAAGTCTGATATCAATTCACAAAGAACAGGTCAATTCAGATTTGATTCTGATGGGGGAGTTTATCTCGATCAAGGCGTTGGAAGTGGACTTAATGCTGATCAATTAGATGGTCAGGAAGGAATATGGTATTTGGATGGATTTAACTTTACTGACTTCAGTATTGTTCCATCTAAGTTGAGTAATGATACTTATGTCATTAGTATTACTGGTTCTTCTGGAACATCTGGTATTCTAGAGTCAACAGATACTAGAACTATTAACACTCAACCATCTGCAACTTCTACAGAAGGTGTGCAGTTTGCATGGAAGCAAAATACTACTCTTCCAGGAAATAATCCAAACAATCTTTGGTTGGAATTGGATACAGACGAGGCAGAGCAGTTATTGAATGATGGTGGAACTTACCATTCTTCATTGATCATGAGAAGAAGTGGAGCGGTTACAACCGACTTCTCTGGTGGTGCTGTCAATGTATTATCATTTACCGATAACAATAATGCTTACATTAGAGGTTCAGGTGGAAACCATGTTTCTTCTCTGAATATTGTTCAGGGTGGAAATGGTTATGTTCCTGGAACATATTCAAATGTTCCTCTTGGTGGTGGTGAAGGATCTGGTTTAGAAGCAACCATCGTAGTCAACAGCAGTGGTGTAATTTCATCGGTTCAGTTAACAAACACTGGTCATGGTTATGATACCACAGGTGGTGCTGGATCGCAATTTACAGTTCAGTTGCCAGAAAGTTATTTTGGATTAGATAATGGTAGAGTTGATTATGATGCATGGGAACCCAATGTAACACATAACGTCGGTGAATTCTATTTCGTTGGTAATAGTGGTGGTTATGGAAGAATTTATGAAGTTTCAACTTCTGGAACTTCTGGAACTAATCTATTGGATCCACCTACACATACTTCAGGATCTTCTACTGCTCCTGGCGGAACAGCAGTATATGATTTCTTTGGATTCACCAATGCAGAAATTACGGCAGTATTAGCATCAACAACTTCTGGAAATTGGTCTTCTTATCAAGAAATTTGGCACGCTGGTAACGACGGACCAAATTCTGGTTTGAATGCGGATAAGTTAGATAATCGCGAATTGGAGTGGATTCTATCGGCACAAAATATTAAGAGAGGAACTCTCAATAACAGAAGAATTCCAGACAACTTATCTTCAAAACAGTTTACTGGTTCCGTTATTGTTAATACGGTAGATCCAACCAAAGTAACTAATCAGTTTAAAGGTGCTATTTTTGACTTCTATTTGGAAGGATTTGCATATACTAATGAACTTGAAACTTTAGATACATCAACTGGTGTAACAGATCCAGCTCCAAATCAAGATTACACTCAGTTGAATTTGTATACGGCGACGGATGTCAACCAGGCAACAATTCAAGTCATCAATACTACGGTAAATCAAGAAGAATCTGATGTATATTGGTCTGCAAATACTTCTATTCCTTTTGATAGACTAGTTCAATATGGATACAATCTATACAGATCAACTGCGCTTATCGGTGATACTGGAACAAATCCTCCACTACATCCAAATGGAGAACAGAATAATTTAGAGTTTATCAAAAAAATTGATAATCCATGGACTATTCTCACTGCAGAACTACTTTCTGGTAATTTAAACGATGATGTTGTAAAGGTAGGTTCAGCATTAGCGCCTGCAACTTACTACGACATTTATGATTGGGGCGTTACTAAAGATCCACAGTATAATGTTCAGAAACACGAATTGACTACTGATGCAGGTGGCAATCCTCTGTATAGACTTGGAAATGATACTCAAATTTCAACAGCACAATTAGTTTTCAACACCAGTGGTCAAACTAATAATTATGATGCTAAATTAACTGTATCTGGAGGAACATCAACTGACGGTCAAGGAACATTTAATTTTGAAGCTAATGATGCACAGGTAAACGGAAACTCCATCTGGCATGGTGGTAATGTAACATTTGCAACTGGTGCGGATGATTCTGGTTCAGTACTCGTTTATGACACTGGTGCAAATGGCAAAGCAGTTCTTCGTAATTCAAATGGCGATTTTGGTGGAAGATACATCGTTGCTTCTGGTAATTCTGATGCAGGATTTATTGGAACTGCAACAGGCAACCTTCCATTGTCTGGTGGCACCTTGACTGGTGGTTTAACTATCAGTAATGGAAATATACTAACTTTCCAAACTTCAACTAGCAATAATGCCAGAGGATTTATCCAGGCAACTGAAACTAATGATGCTCATTTAATTATTGCAACCAGTGGTGGAGAAGATATTGCATTTAAAGACGGTGGTGTTACTGGAGATTCAAACTTCATTATACGTGGTAATGGTGAAGTAGAAGCTCCTCTGGGAGTATTCCTTGCTAAGAAAAATGCAGTAATCACTGCAGCAAATACTGGTAATGGCGTTGGCAATACTCTAAGATTAAATAGACCAAATAATTCTGATTATGAAAATGCTATCAATTGGCAAACTAATGGAAATGATCAATGGTTCCTTGGATTAGATAATAACTCCACTGAACATCTATACCTATATTCATGGGGTCAAGGATTTGTATCAACATATTTCCAAGATACCCGTAATGTCAATATCGGACCTTCGACTAATGATAGTGGATACAAGTTACGTGTTGAAGGATCCTTTGCCGCAACCAGCAAGTCCTTCGTAATTGATCACCCAACTAAGGAAAACTATCAACTCGTTTATGGATCACTTGAAGGTCCTGAGCATGGCGTATATGTTCGTGGTAAAACTAGAGATGACATCATCGAACTACCAGAATACTGGACTGAGTTGGTCGATGAAGATACTATAACAGTTCAACTTACCCCAATTGGTAATCACAATTCATGGGTAGATAAGATTGAAGATAATAAAGTATACATAGGTGGTGGTGCAGCGTTCTACTTCATCCAGGCAGAGCGTAAGGATATTGACAAGTTACAAACAGAAGTAGAACTAACGGAGGAATAAAAATGGCAACATTTCATTCATACCAGATACCACAAGTAGAAAATCTAGAGTTTTGTGTAGATGGCAACATCAAATATATTAATGGAACTACTTGGAAAGGTGCAAAAGCTGATGTAGAAATGGTGAATGGTCCAGTATACACTCAAATTGGTAGTGATGCTGGATACTGGACATTCAACGGAACAAATCAATATGGATATATAACAAAGTTAAATTATGGTGACCCTGCTAATACTCCAGATAATGGAAACTTTCCCAATTTTACATGTCATCTTTGGGTAAGAACAACTTACTCGGATGCTAGCACTTCGATTTCCGTTAACTGGTCATGGATTGATTTTGATCGTTCTGAAACTTTCAATATATACCCATTAGGAAATGGAAGAGTTGGATTTTCTGGTAGAGATGGTGTAAACGATTACTTTGATACTTCTGGAACTATTGCAGTAAATGATGGAAACTGGCACTGTGTTTCTGTGACATGGGATGCAACTGCAGCTCAATTAAAATTCTATGTTGATGGAGAATTTGATATTCTAAGACAATACAGTTCTGGCGGTGCTTTAGGAACAAATGGACAGCGCCGCTGGGGTTTTGTTGGAGATGGTTCCGAAGCAACAAGTGAAAATGGTAGTAGAAACAACGCATACTATGATGGCGATATTGGTAGAATTGTTTTACTCAAAGCAACTTTGACTGACGAAGAAGTTAAGAGAGAGTGGTTATATAATAAGACTAGGTTTGGAATAACCTAATATAAATATTCAATAAAGGCAGTATCAAATGGCAAATGCCGATAAGGACATCCTAATAACTCCTGGTAAGGACCAAGCAATTGAACCTACCATTGTGTTTACTGGTCAAGCAAATGCTCCCATAACGCTTACTGTAAAAGATGATAATACATTATCTTTTGAAGCACCAGTTGGTCAACTTATGTCGATCAATGACACTCTGAATAGTGGTTCTATTTTTTCAGTCAACGATATTGCTGGTCTCCCACAACTTGCTGTAGATCATTCTGGTAGAATTGATCTGGTTAGATATGGTGGTTACGTAAGAATTGGTAATACCTTAAACGAAAATGATAGCGATGTTAAACTTGCCGTTGTTGGCGAGATGGCAGTTACAGGTGAAAGAGGTTCAACAACACCTGCATCAATTCATTTTTCAGAAAATGAAGATTTAAGTTTTACTTCTACATGGCCAGCATCAATTATTTGGGATGGTCCCAATTTTGCTGATAACAATAATTATTGGGGTGTTCAAACTGCTGGTTCTGATAGATTATCTGTAACTTATGGTGGTGGTGTAGGAGTTCATAATATTAATCCACAAACCAAACTTCATATTATTGGTGGTCATGGAGATTCTTCTTTTAGATTAACATACAATAGAGATGTAAATACTGGATCACATGGTGGAACTGGATACAACACTATGCATTTCTGGGTATCTGAACCAGGAAGAACTTGGGATGGTGGTGGTATTGGTTTAAACGTAACCAATTATTATACACAAAATTATCCAACAGTAACTAGTGATACTTCTCTATCTTATTTTCCCAGACTTAATAATGAATTAGGTCAAGCATATATTAGATTTTTTCCTGGATCTAATATTGCTGGGTATTCTGGTGATGGACATATTGATTTTACTACAACCAATAATGATGGTACTACTTATGCTAGTCAGATACAAATCAAGAGAGGTTGTCTCCAAATTTCTGCTACTCAGAATGACAGTTATAAATTGCATGTTGGTGGTAACATCAATTTTACAGGACTTCTTTATCAAAATGGTGTCGAATTTAGTTCTATACCACCACAAAGTGATTCTACCAGAGGTGCTTATATAAGATCTGATGGAACAGATGCTTATTGGGACACTAATGCGAACAGTTTGTATAGTGGAGCTACTGTAGTTCGTGGATACAGTATGGCAGGATATAAGAGTTCTACTTCATTTAAAAACGTGAATAGAACAGATCATGCAAGCGATACTAGTTATGATTTAGGAGATAGAATTACCACATCTGATGCATACACTGCAGGAGCATCCGATGGAACATATGCTTTCGTGTTCCACTCTGGAAATAACTGGAACGTAAATGGTAATGAAATTAATCGTTTCAATATGGTTACGGATTCAAATTCTGATATCTCCACTACAATGACATCTTCTATGAACAGAACTTCTGCAATGAGAAGTAAGTTCTTGTATGCATATACTTTTGGAAATGGAGAACCTAACAAATTTAATTTACTAACTCAAACATCATCTGGAACTGGATGGGCAGCTAGTGATGGCGGAGGAAATTTACGCACAGGAAATCCAGCATGTGGACATGGAGAACTTAGAGGATGGCATAAAGCAGGAACCGCAGGATCATATGTAGAGTTTGCTACAGAAAGTAGAAATTCTTGGGGATCTCCACCAGGAACTAATGGATTCAGTAAAACTATCAGCACTTATACTGGATTCATGTATTGGAACGATGGTTCTGGATATAGAACAACAACTGCTATGTCAAAGAGAAAAGATTATGACGGATCTCAAGTAACAACTATTGCAAAATTTGCTGATAGTGGAGAAGAAACATTCCACACTGGAGAATTGAAAGGATATATGGTTGGAATGTATAATGGTGCTCAGAATAATACTGGTGCTATTATGAATTATCAGACCAATACATACTACACACAATCAAGTGTAAATAGTCAAGGAACTACTGGTAGAGCATCTGGTGCTGGCGTCGAATACGGAAGAGGTATTTAAAAATGGAAAAAATTTACTATCTAACAAACAGAGAAAACGGAACCTTTGGTATTCCATCAGCTCACATATATTTCAATTTATTCAATTGGACAGTTCTGTCGTTAGACAAAAGTGATTATGGTAAATTGGTTATTGGTGCAGATAAATTAATCGAATTAACTCATGATGATATTTTAGGATACAAATTATTTTCAGAACCCAGATTAGTAACTAAAGTTTCTGGAGACGATGTAGATGAATTTGAATATTATAATGGTTCTGACAAAGTTGAATTAGAAGTAACTGAAAAAAGAGAATCTCTTATACTTAAAGTGATGAGAGATTTTGCTAATATAATTATTGAAGAGGAATTTGATAGAAGAATTGAAAAATTAGATTTATATTCATCTAAGACAGAAAATTCTACTTGGAGTATTCAATATGAATCAGCAATTAAATATCAGACTTCTGGAGAAGCAACTTCATTTCTTTCTTCATTAGCAGAATCAAAAGGAATTTCTGCTGAAGAAATGGCAAACAAAATTGTATCTGCTAAGACAAAATATGACGAGACTATCTGCAATTACTATGTAACGATTTCCAGAATTAAAAAAGAAATGAAAGATGCAGCAGATGTAAATAACATCAATTTGTTGTATAATAAATATTTTGGTGTTGCTTGTCCATACTCTATGGATTTTAGAAAATCCAGAACGGACATTTTCGATGCAAAAGGAGAACTAAAAAATCCTAACCATAAACCATTTAATTTTTGATACATTATGACAATTCAAAATAATGATTTGGATGATTATATTTCAGGATATAATCGTTCCATGGATGATTATCAATTAGAACATTTTGTTGTAAAGTCTCAAGTAACTAAATTCAGGCAACTACAACAAGCTTTGATTGAGTATCGTTCTCGATCAGAAAGTATAGACAATGCTTCTTATGAATTAGATAAGGCAAAAGTTCACTTAAAAATTTGTGAGAGAGACATCGAAAAAGAAGATGATGATCTTGCTGTAGAACTTCTTTTATTAGAAAAAAGAAAATTAGAAAAACAAATTGCAATTCACAGTAAGACTCTTGCTTTAGCTACAAGAGAGAAAGAATTCTTTAGATCTCAACTGACAGATGGTTTTGAATCTGTTGAAGAGTTAAAAGCATATATCGAAGATCCTAATAACGAAAAAATTTATTGGATTTCGAGGATGGCAAAACAAGCAGCAATGGATATTGTTTGCTTAGGTAGAGTGGGTGTTGGAAACATGGATTCTATCGCTATGATGGAAGAGGAAGATCAAATGAAAACCATGGAAGTGGCAGTTCAATACTCGGGTCTTCTCAATTTGAGTATGAAAAAGTTGCAAGAGTCAGTCACGCCACATTTACAAGCATTAGATCAATCTGATATCAAATGTTTCCCTTCATTTGATGGAATTGAAAAAGATTTGAATATTAAAATTATTGGCAATATCAGTGAACCCCATGAGAAAAAAAATCTTCAGTCTTCCGATCAACCCGAAAGCGGAAACTAAATTTGTAGATGAAATATTTTTACCGTTTTTAGAAAGAAATAAAGATTACATTTACGATCTATATTTTACATGCAGAATGCCACCCTTTACGCAGGATGCGATGGGCGATGTTCTCATGAACGATCCAAGAGAAACTACATACAATGCATTGTATATTTCAGAAAAATCTGGAATTCCATTGTCAGCAACATTTAACAACATTTATGTAAGACCTTCTCAACAAAATTTAGATCTTTTTATAAATTTCTTTCAACCACTATATCAAAAAGGTATTCATACGGTAACTCTTCCACATACTATGTGGGTTTCTTCTGGTCAAATACAGAAAGCATTCCCAAAATTAAAGATAAAAAATACTATTCTACGAGAAGTTACAAGACCAAACGAAATTGTGTCTTTAGCGAAAGCAGGATTTCATTACATCAATTTAGATAGAGATTTGATGCGTGATCGTGATCAATTATTGAAGATTAAAGAAGCAAAAGATTACTGCGAATCTATTGGTAAACCAGTAGAGTTATCTTTACTTGTTAATGAAACGTGTTGGGGGGGATGTCCTATCATGGTAGAGCATTATCATTTTAATAATACAAGAACAGAATCAGATCCTCAGTTTTTCAATGATCCTATATCCAGAAATTCTTGCTCGAAGTGGGATGTAGAAGACCCTTCATGGTCTTTGAAGTCTGCAAATCTACCACCATGGCGTGAAGATTGGGAAGAATTTTTTGATCTTGGAATTGATGTATTTAAAATGCATGGCAGGGAAGCAATGATTCGCCTGAAAGAAAGTATGGATATCATTGATCGTTGGTCTGACAAAGATCCTTTCTTGTTTGCAAATTTCAATGACTACATAGACGATATTGATTCAAAAGAAAAACCTTTTGAAATTTGGAGAGACAAAATCAAAAACTGTAAGTTCGATTGTTGGAAATGTAATTATTGTGAATCTGTGGTTGAATCTCATCTGAAAAAACAAAACAGATTATTGCATCCTCTGGTAGAGATTGCTATGGAGTCTTTCAATAAATCTGCAAATAAAGATTCTAATTTCAAGCAGAGTCGTTTTAATGTTGATGGTTTAAGTTCACATAGAGTGAGGCACTTATTAAATTATGTTTGCTCTCATAAGAATATAACATACTTGGAAGTGGGTGTGTATCATGGAAGCACTTTCTGTGCAGCAATCCAAAATAATGAACTGAATGCATATGCTGTAGATACTTGGGAAGAACCAAAACTACAACCATATATTGATGGGAAATTATCCTTTAAATCAAATTGCAGTTCTGAAGTATTTCAGAAAAATTTGAAAAATTATATTGGAAATAATAAAGTCAAGACCATTAATAAAAAAGCAGAACTGGTCGATTCTTCAGATGTAGAAGACAAGGTAGATTTTATTTTTTATGATGGTTCTCATCAATTACAAGATCAGAAATTAGTTCTCAATAACCTTTTAAATTTAACTAACGATACTTTTCTACTGTTAGTAGATGATGCAAATTTTGATGGCGTCGTCGATGCATCTGAACAGTTTGTAAAAGAAAATAACTTAAAAGTGCTATTTGAAAGAAAGTTGCTTCATGACATAGAAGATGATACAATGTGGTGGAATGGATTGCACATGATGGTTTTACAAAAATGAATGTTATCGATATATTTCCTACACCAGTATACGTAGAAGAATATCCAGAGGCAAATTATATTAAAAGTGAAGTTGAACAATTAATTTCAAATAAGTCTCTTGAGAAAAATGTATACTGCAACGAATTACACCACATCGGTAATACTTCCGACGAATCTATTTTATACAATGATGTCTTTGATTCATTCAGAGAATGGATTGAAAACAATTCAATTTTTTTCATAGAAGCAGTTCTTGGATATAAGATTTATGATACTGTTTTAATTACAGATAGTTGGGTAAATATTTCTGAGAAAGGTGCATTCCAGCACCCACACTATCATACAAATTCTTATATATCTGGAACTTACTATGTTTCAATAGACGAAGATTCTGCACCATTAGAGTTTAATTATTCTGATATAGCACCATTCTCCCAAGTTCAAAACTTGACTTTGGAAAAAACAAATAACACAAAATACAATTCTGATGTGCGTATTAATGTGAAAGAAGGGTCGCTACTTCTTTGGCCATCTAATTTGACTCATGGATTTTGCAATAATAAATCTGATAAACGTATATCAATATCTTTTAACATTATGCCAACTGAAATGAAAACAGGAACATATGGATTTAAGGTTTCTTTGTTATGATAGATTTTAACACTATAAAAAAATTATTCCCAGAAGATGAATGGGACATGGGAGTTTTGTCTGGTATAAGTTATCGCAAGGTAATGAATAAACCCATCAAAGCATTGTGTCATTTTAAGGGCGAATTAGTTACCAATAGATTACAGTCTCCACATTTCGATATTGAAAACGCTATTGTATTTGCCAGGACATCAACAGTTGGAAGTAACTACTCATTATATTTGGAAGCAGAAGACTATTTGAAACCATACATTGATTCTGGTGTTTGTGAACAAATTTATATCAACTTCAAAGAGGCAGCGATTCTTTCTGGTGTTGGCGTAAGGGCAAAGAATTCTTTGATCTATAATAAAAAATTTGGGTTCCAATGTAAATTGTGTGCTTTTACTTTTTATGATGAGATTGTAAATTTTCCTGAAGTAAAGGCAAACGAGGGTCTCTTAGATCTCTGTGATGGATGTGATGATTGTATAGTCAATTGTCCTGCCAATGCAATACATGAAGATTTTATTGATGGTAGAGCGTGTGATACCTTTGTTGGTATGGGAAATCATCCAACTATATCTTCAGTAAAATGGTTTTGGTATGAAAAAATGAACCCACCTATTCCAGAAGAAGTAGTTTCTGAATGGAATACTATGGATGAATTTGAAGAACATATTGCATGGGGAGGTAGATATGAAATGACTCCAAATGGATTAACTGAGGATGGAAAAGTAATCGATATACCTCACTGTAGAGAATGTCAAAAACAACCACGATGTAGTAAAAGACCAATAGATCATGAACAATAGTATGGGATGGGAAGTAATTCCTTCATTTTCAAAACCTATATCTGTATCATCTATCGATGGAAATGTTTCAGATCAATTAGTTGATATGTGTAGAGATGTTGAATGGATAGAGGATGGTGAAGATACTGGATATAACAGTAGTTGGAGTTTGAACAGATATGTTTTAAACGAAACAGATTCGTTGAAAGAGTATTTCACACAGGTTGCAAAATCATGCATAAAGGACATATTAGAGTATTATACAGAAATACAAATAACATCATCTTGGTTTGTTAGAACTTTCCCAGATGGATCTTCAATAGATCATTCTCACTGTAATTCTTGGTTCAGTGCTGTAGTATATTTTGGAGATTATGATGATAACACCAGTGAATTAGTTTTACATACAGATCCACACAGGATTATGGTGAATAAAACAGATAACATTTTTAATAGTCACAGGTTGAATATTCAACCAAAACATGGTATGATAGTCATGTTTCCCAGTGAAGTGAGACATCACGCAACTAAGAACAAATCTAAAAAGATTAGATATTGTCTAGCATTCAACATAATGCCAAAGGGTCTTACTGGTACAGGAGATTCATCTTTTTCATATTGATATAAATAATACACAAGATTATTTTTTGTAAATCCATGGATACTGAACAACTCAAAAAGAATTTTCAAGAGCAGCTAGAACAAGCTGATAAGCAAATTGCTGAACTTGTATCAAATCTAGAAAAGGCAAAGGAGTATAGACTTAAACTGCAAGGTGGTCTAGAAACTCTAGGACTACTAGAAGGCGAGGGAGCAGCACCAGAAGGAGAACCTGCAGCTGCTGAATAAATACCAAATCCCTTCTTCCTAAATAGGATAGAAGGGATTTTTTGTGTGTAATGGCATCTCCAAGTTCAAGAGCTGATCTCATCACTTATTGTAAGAGACAGTTGGGTGAACCTGTCCTACAAGTTAATATTGACGACGAGCAGGTAAACAACGTTATTGATGATACGTTTCAATTCTTTCAAGAGAATTGTTACAATGGTATGGAGCGTGCTTATCTAAGACACAAAATTACTGCTGATGATCTAACAAGATTTGATGGTGAAACTACTACAGCATCAGGAACAACTGACTGGGAAGAAGCAAATAATTATATTCCTATTCCAGATCATGTAGTTGGTATTACTAGAGTATTTGGTCTTGTCAGCAACTCAATCCGTTCAAACCTTTTTGGTGTTGAGTATCAACTGTTTCTGAATGATCTTTATGCATTTGGATCACTTGATATCCTCAACTATTATATGAATAAACAGTATCTAGAAACTCTAGATATGGTTCTGAACAATGGTTCATTTCAGCAGTTCAGATACACAATGCGTCGTGATCGTTTATATCTTGACATCAACAAAGCATTCCTCAAAGAGGATACTTGGTTGCTAATTGAAGCACACCGTCTCATTGATCCTACAGATGCTACTGAGATGTATAATGATATGTTTGTCAAGAAGTATGCTACTGCTCTGATGAAGAAGCAGTGGGGTCAGAACTTGATTAAGTATAACAATGTTCAGTTGCCTGGCGGTATCACTCTCAATGGAAGAGAATTATATACCGACGCTCTAGCAGAAATTGAGAAAATCGAATCAGAAGTTCTCAGCAAGTATGCTATTCCACCAATGGATATGATCGGATAAGATGCCTACTAGTCCCTATTTTCCAACATACTACCAAGGTGATACAGGCGAGCAAGGTCTGTATCAAGATCTTGTGGATGAACAGATCAAGCTTTTTGGTTCTGACATCTATTATATGCCAAGAACTATTCTACAAGATTATACTCTTGATGATATTGTATATTCAAAATATGAAAGTCAGTTTCAAATTGAAATGCTTCTACAAAATGTAGAAGGTTTTGGTGACACTTCAGAATTTATCAGTAAATTTGGTCTTAG